CTGCGCCGTGGGCCTTGGTGCCATTGGCCTTCGTGTCGAAGTTAATCAGCACGCCGCAATTCACGTTCACTACCTTTTCGGTGGTGTGATGACGAACGCGAACCATATCACCGCGCCGAGGCTCGGAACGATAGGTTTCGGTCGTAAAGAGACCGCTGGAATCCTTGGACCATACGACCGTACGACCAAATCCTCCACCGCTGATTTCTCCGCCTTGAACGTTTCCTACCCACATGGTCGAATTATTCCACATTGGAGTGAGAGAAGCCGCCCCCATGCGAGGTCCGGAATCGTAATGAGCGTGCGTGATATACACGTTCTTCAATCCGAAGGTGCTGGCGATATCAGGAGCGGATACTAGGCGTTTGCCCATGCCGGCTCCAATTTTGCCATATAAGAAAGTGTTAAGCTTGGTCGTCCGACGAAGCCAGTTGAATTGGTTCGCGGATAGGATAGCCGTATTGGCTACTTCACCGCGCTTTGTGATTTCGAGAATCACGTCCTGCATCAAGGCTGGAAAGTCAGCGCCATCGAGAGAAACGGTGCCGTTGTCGCCCCATACTCCGTTGGCGACGTTATAGCCTGCAGCGTTCGCGGCAGCCCCATCCGAGGCCGCTCCTATGCTGGTGATGTTGTTGGCCGCCGTTTGAAGCATGTCATATACGCGCTTCTCATAATCGAGCTTCATCGTACGCATGATGAGCTTGGAAGTGAGAACTTCCACGTCGAAGAACTTGGCGTAATCCTTTACTACCACATCGTCGATACGCTCCTCAAGACCGCGATCCAAACACTCGTAGGTGTCGGTCGTGAACTTACGGGCGGTTTCGTTGTACGTGCCGGTCGGAGCTCTAAGAGTCGAGTCCTTCTTCAGTAGCTCGCCACCGTTGCCGATTTCGATCTTCGGGAAAACTCCAGCCCGCGAATCTACGCTATAAATAGGAAGAAGCTTTTGGCCGTGAAGAAGCTCGTCTGACTTACTCGCCTCCTCTACGAAGGCGTTAAGATCGTGACGTATAATTGATGCGGTGTTTTGATACATAATAAATAAAGTAAGTCTAAGGTTATCTCAAAGGCCGATATATAGTGCCTGAATTATTCCACCCGCGGAAGTGGCTTCCAATGGGAGGAAGTTATGCGTGAGGGCCGTGGGAGTCCCCTTCGCCGCGGCGAGTCCGCCGGCTCCGAGATTGTGAGGATGACCAATTGCCGCGATACCGGCGCCAGTAAGAACGTTGATGTTGAAGATGCCCCCACCTTGAAATAATTGGATGGCTGCCGGAGTGCCAGAGTCATCGGAATCCACGTCGTGAAGAACGACTCCGAAACATGCTCCCGAGGCGACTCCCGACGCTCCCTTTACTACTCCACCAGTAGTGGTGTTAAGGGCGACCACGTCACCCGCCACGAGGGCAGTGGACGTGTGAACCGGCAATGAAATAACAGTATTATGATTCATAGTATAAAAGTCTCCAGATTAGTTTTCAAATACGCCTTGGCGCACGAGCCACTCTCGGTGTCCTCGCGGATCGTTCTTTACGGCATCCATGATGCCTTCCGTTTGGCTTCCACCTTCACTCGCGGATTGAGCTGAAAACTCGAAAGTGCCTTCTTCGGCGGAAAATCCAAAAATGTCACCACGACCGGGTTCGAGTGGCTTTACTCCGCTTAGTTCGAGAGCTTCATGCAATGCTTCGTTCTCGGCGATTAACTCCTCGTTGATGGAAGAAAGATGAGTGACCTTGTCTTCAATCGAGTCAAACGCGCCTTCAAGGCGAATCTCTTGTTCGGCTTCAAGTGCTCCAGCGGCTTTGGCTTCTAAATAGGTAAGGGCGTCGTCGACTGAGGAAAGCTCTTCGGATTCTTCTCCGGGCTCGCCCGCTTCGCCTTCGTCGTCATACTCGGCTTCGGGCGCTTCCTCATATGATTCCTCCTCTTCGCCTTCGCCTTCTTCGATAGATTCTTGAATAGCTTGTGAGAGATCATCCTGAAATCCCTCGACGCCTTCAAGGCGTTCGGCGATCTCGGTTAGGCGCTCAAGCACAGCTGTATCAGATTCAGTTTTTGGATCTTCCATGCCCATCGTGATACTGTCAACTTTAGACTCGAAGAGTCCATCTGGATTCGCCGCGGGATCGGGAACCAAATCAACGGAAACTATGTTTTTGCATCTCGCGTAGACTCTCCCATCAGATCCTTTTTCCTTATCTCCTTGGAATGCCACCGATAGCCCGATCTGTCCCGGCATGGTTTCCAGTTGCTCCATGGTTTGCTCATAATCCTTATGCTGTTGGAGCATATTCAGATCCCCCACGAGCTTCATTCCATCTACGCGAATGTTATTTATGAAGCCGAATACCGCCTCCACTCCACTCCTGTGATTCAGCTTCGCCTTGATTCCCGGAGGCTTGGTGTTCTTCAGGGACTCGGCGAGCTGGGATAAAGTTTTGTCATCCACAACCAGATCATGTCCTTTGGCGGTTCCCATGGTTATAAGGGAGACGCCAGTAATGATGCCATTGTCGCGGTCTATGCGTCCTTCCGGGAAGGTATTGAATTGAGTCAGTTCTTCTTTCATAGTTTTAATCTCCAAGGCACCTTTGCTCTACCAAATACCCCCGACGCGAGCTTTCTGAGACCGGAGTTAGGTTCCCATTTGGGCTTTGCGCTGGCGTCACGACGCTTTAGCGTCATGTCTAATTTTTTTGAAAGTTTCTTTTCAGCTTCCTTTTGCGACTTCGTTCCGGAGTGGGGATTCTTCGTATTCCCCTCCACGAAGTCAGGATCAGAAATGTAATCGCCCGGGTTCTCGGGAGTACCTTGCCAAGCTTTTGCTTTCGCCATGCCTTCGTTATACGCCTTCGCCATTGATTTTTCGGCGTAGTCTTTTCTTTGTCCCGTATGGGCCGCCGAAATATACGCCGCGGACAATCCACCCCCTCCGGCGACCGCTCCAGCCGTCAACATGGCGTTACGCTTTCTATCATCCCCATACGCGTGCTTGTGGGAATCTTTTTTAGGTCCCGGCTTTCTCATGCCATTTGATCTTTGGCGCTGTTGTCAGCACCGGATTGCTTCTTCTTCTTCAGAGCCAACTCCGCTCTCCTTTGCTGCGCCTTTGGAGTGGCTTGATATTTTCTATCCTTATCCGCCTTCACTCGTTTGAAAACCTCTCCAGCCTCACCCGACTCGGGATCTCTTAAGGCTTTGTTCTTGGCTTTCTCGCGAGCGAGCGCCGTTGCCCGCTTCTTCGTGCTTTTATCGAGCATCCCTTTAGTCGCCTCAATCGTTCCCTTTTGGTCTTTGAGTCGTTTCAACTTGAGTCGATTCCCTTTAAGCCCGGCGATCGCGACGATACCAGCCGCCAGCGTCCCGCCAATCCCGGCTTTTATAAAGTTATTCTTGGCTTCCGTGGTTTCGTACCACTTCTTGTCGCGCCGATCTCTAGCCTTTTTTCCTATATGAACGCGTACGGAAGATCCCGTGGGTCGTGAAGTTCTCCAGTTTTCCTTATCGTCCAAGCCCAATGCCTTCGCGACGTCTAGCTCGATTCTCTCTTCCAAATTATTGAGATACGTTTTCCCGACCTTATTCACGAAATCCCGGCTCTCTTCCTTGCTTCCCAAGAATACTTTGCTTTTGCCCACCTTGTAAGCCCCATAGAGTAAAGCCGTGAGCGCTCCCGCGGTCGCCGTATCCTTGAAGGCTTGCTTTTGCCAAAAGCGTTTTCTGCGCTTATTCGAGCGCACGCCTTTCTTTACTTCATAAATATCATGAGCCGCGTCACCGAGCTTGCGTCCGGTACGTACGTTTTTCCTTACTTTATTAAAGGCTGCGCGCGCTTGCGCGGGATTGACGTCCTCAAACTCGATCTCGAATGGATTCGGTCCACGCCTCATCTCATACTCAGCCACCTTGAGCCCGAGTTCATTCAGTCCCTTACTTACTAGCTTTTCTTTTTCTGAGTTTGTCATATCCGTGTCCTACAAGTGCTCCAGCTCCAGCTCCTCCTAAAATCCTCAACAAGCCCCCACCATAGAGGGCCGTATTAAGTTTCACTCTACTGCGCGGTGTCATCCCGCGCTTTTTCAAAACCCTATCTCTAAGGTTAACGTCCTTGTGCCGCACATAGGCCGCTCCCGTTCCTATAGCTCCACCAACTCCAGCTCCGGCGTAAATCGCCTTGCGATCCTTTTTCCCTTTCTCGAAGGCTATAATTCTAATCTTCGCGGATAGCTTAGATACATCGGGATCAAACCTGCTTTGAGCGCTTCTCTTATGGGAGGCAAGGAGGCTCGCTCCCTCCTGAATAGCTTTCGCCCTTTCGCCCTCCGGCACATGCTTGTCGAATCCCCCCCTTGGGATTGCGTATTTCACTTCATATGCGCCTTGAGCTCCCTTTATCTCGGTACTCGTTGGCACGTTTTGAGATTTAGGAGTTTTTGGCGTTTGTGGCATTGGTCCCTGCTTAAGCGCGGCTGGCTTGGCCGCTTCTTGCAGTTTTTTCCATGCCGTCCCCGACTTTATGGCCTTGCCCGCGTGACGATGCGCCTTCGGATAGCGCCCAAAGGGTGCGTCGTCGTCGCGACCGGCTTTTCTTTTATCGCCTGCGGTTTCCTCTCCGCGCCGTTTTTTTGCGGTTCCCGCGACTCCGGGGTTGTTGCCAAGTAAGTTTTGGGATTTATTCGCCTTGTTTATCCCCCCTTGACCCCACTCCTTCTTGAATTTTTTAGAGATTTCCTTGAGCGAGCCATCTTTATCTGGATCGTTCTCCATTCCCAGCCAATCACCGACCCGTCCACCCTTGCCGTCATCTTTAGTGAAGCCATTGTTTTCTGCGATTATTCTTTGCAACTTGCCTTTGGGGGGTATCGGATCACCATCGGCAATCTTTATCCCGAAGTTTTTATTTAAGTTCGCTCGTATGTTCTTTTGAAATTCCTGATTGCGATCGACTTCGTGGGCATCTCGCTTGGCGTTGGTCCTCCGCGCCGTTTTCTCCTTCTGGAGACCCGCGTAAACGGTGTCTTTATCCGCCAATTCCTTCGCCCTTTGGTTCTTCTTCGCGGTCGCGTAATATGATCTCGTTCTCGCCCTAGCCGCGGGATCTTCTTGAATTTTCGCCATATCCACCCCGCCCCAGTAATCCTTGAACGTTACGCCCTCTACATCAATATCGGCTTCTCCCCCAGCTCCTCCAGCGAGGCTCGCATAATTCGCCATCTCCTTTTCGGTAAATGGTTCGTCGTTCCCTATCTCGGAAGCGACTACCGCACCTCCTCCAGCCGAAGCGGCGAGAGCGGCGGCTCTCGTGTTTTCTTGATCTATAAGAGCATCACTCTTCTTGTAGTGCTTATCTATATAGTGTTCACCCGTAGGGGTCTTCAGGGACTTCTTCGCTCTGCGATGAAAGCTGGTACGCCTAAGAGACGTTATATTTTGCAGAAAATTACCTACGGCGCTCACTTTTTCCCTTCGCTATTGCTTTCGCGTCAGCCATGAGCTTTTGAGTCTCGGCGTTCGTTTTCTGAACTTCAGCTTGACCTTGGGCTTGCTCAAGCGGATCTCCCTGCTCGGGTTGCATTAGTTGCTGGTAATTGGCGAGCATTTGGGTTCCTCCCTCTAATCGCTGAGAGATCATTTCGATGGGAACTCCATATTTTTGAGACATATCGGCGATATAGCGAATTTCCTTCGCCATCTTTTCCGTCTCTTCTTCAAAATCCAAGCCGAGTTCACCAAGGATAGCCTCATGGGTTTTCATGCCAGCCTGTTGCATTGACAGATTCGACTGAGTCTCGTTCCCGAGATCCGCGGTAATCTGTGAATTGAACTGCCACTTGCCCGTTCTATAGTTTGGAACGGCCGGTAGTTTCCTGAAAGCTATTGCTCTGGCGATTACGGCGTTCTTAATGGGATTCAGAACCTTTTCCTGTAAAATTCTTTGATGTCTCTCGAAGGCGCGTTGAGCTTGCTGGACTTCCAGCCTCGCGGTGACCCCACCAAACTGACTCATGTCCCATACGAACGCGTAGGGGAGATTCAGTCCATTGGCCATTTCCCTCACTAGGGTCGAAATAAAACCATTAAACGTGGCTGAAGGTCTACTGTTCGTGGGAAACATCGTAATTCCATCACCGGGGGCGAGTCTTACGATTTTGCCGGGTATGGTCTTTTCGAGCTTTTTGGGATCAAGCGTCCCCGCGTCTTTTTTCGTGGTCCACTTATCGGGACCAGGATCAGCCTTGGTTATGACTCCCGCATGTGACGCTCCCCACTTAACCGCCTGTTTCTCCATAGCCAGCAATTCATATAAATCGCGGGCGTGCGGTATGGCGGTTTCAAATGCCGTGATACCCCGATATTGATCGGTGCGCATGGGGTCGAAGTAGTGAACGAAGTTGGAGGCTGGGATTTCCCTTGGCTGTTCATATTGTCCATGAATGGTTCTTTTATATATCCTATAAGTTAAAGGCTGACCCAATTCGTTTAAGGTGATTCCGCCTATATAATTATTTTCCTTATGGTGCTTGTGCGGATGACCCAACCTATCGGCTTCTACGCATTGTAGGACAAGATCATCTCCGTGGGTCACCATGGCGAACCCGAAGTCCCCATCTCGCCTCATGCTCATGTGGGCGAGCTGAATAAGCTGAATAAAGCTATGCCTTCCCGTTAAATCGCATCTCTCCGTCCACTCCTTCCAGTAACGCTCATACTCGGCGTCTACTTCCGGGTTCCCGGTCTGCGACTGATATCGCATAGATCCCGCGACGTACATGGATTCCTTCAGGAGAATGCTCTTAAAGAAAGAATAATTCATGCAAAGATTGCGAGCTTCAGCCATGAGCTTCAGTCGGTCTCTTTGATTCGCCAAGCTTTCGCTGGCGCTATTTGTCATCAGTCCCCCGACGCTTTCGCGAAAGCGATCGGGCTTCGCTCCATCATAGCCAAACTCCAGCAGATTCTTATAATACTGGCGCTTCAGTTGATATTCCGGGGCGATGAAGCCCAAGGTCTTATCGAGCCAATTGGGGCTATTTGCGCTTTCTTTTTTTCCTTCGTCCATTTTTGCTATCCTTATAGTATGCGTGTCCGGCGACCCCGCCACCGCCCACGGCCAATCCCGGAGCTATCATGGCGTGTTTAGCGTAGGATTCGCCAACCACGGATTTATCCACTCGTAGAGAAGATATGTACTTCTTTTCATTCGCCGTCAAATCTTTCGCCGCGGAGGCCTTTCTTATTGAATCATAATATCCCCCACCGTCTCGCTTGCTGCTGATCCTTTCCATTCGGTCGGTGAACGCTTTTCGGCCATCTTCAAAAGTATCCCTGCTTTTTTCGGCAATTCGCTGACCCGTCTCGGCCTTCTTCGCTCTTTGTTGAAGATCCGGGTTGTTTTGATTTTTATTCGCGACGTCCCTCATTTTGCCAGCGTGCACGCCCTTTTCCCACGCAACGTCTTGGCGTCTTTTCGAGTTTTCCCAGTTCCAATGATCGTGGGCGGTCTTCTTTCCCTCTCTGAATTTCTTATAATGATCGGAGCTAAATTTATCCGCCTTCGCGATTTTGCGATCCATCCATGGTTTCGTGACTACGTTCGATCCCGCCTTCTCCGCTCCCGACATATAATCCGCGATAAACTTCCCCTTGTCTTCCGTCGTTTCCCTACCCGCCTTCGTGGAAGCATCATCCATGCGCGTTCTCTTTGCTATCTTCGATTCCCCCGAAGGAGCTTTCTTGAGCCTTTCCTTTAGACCGGCGGTAAGACCCTTAGCTCCGCGTACTAAATCGCGTCCTTTCATCTTCAAAAAGGGAAAAGCGGCGGGCATAGCAAGCATACCCGCTGCGGCGGCGGTATGACCCACTATCTTTTGCTTCGTTCTCTTTTCCTTCTCCTTCTTGGAGAACTCGAATATGCTATCTAGGCTCATGGTCGCGAACTCCAAAGACTGTTTTCTCCAGAAAAATCCGTATAAGTTTCTTCATAATAATCCTTATTCCCCTGCTCTCTGCGAATTTCCTTGATTGCTCTCAATCTTTCCTCGATAGTAGTGATGGATCTTTGGTAATTCTTTGATCCCACGGCCTGAGATAAATAAATATTGCGAGCTTCCTTCTTAAAGAAAACTTCCTCTTCGTCAAGTTCCACCGCCGTGAAATCTCGATAAATAACTCTCCAATTCGATACCGCCATATAAATCGCCCCTATGTCAACGCTTCTTGAGGGTTCCGTCGATTTTGATTACGAGTCAATTGATTTTGATTACGATCAAATGGATGGCGACGAGTTACTGAGTGAACTGCCGAGCGTCATTCAGGATTACATTCAAATTAAAATAAGGAGAGAGGTTCAGGACGCCCTCACGCGCGTGATCGCGCTAATATATGACTCTCCCAATTATAGACTGAAGATAGCCACCATCGTCGTTTCCTTTGGGCTTCCCTTGTTTTTAGGGAAGAGCATGAAAAATATCGCGGAAATGCATGGCGTCACGAAGCAAGCCCTATCCAAGTCGGTAAAGGGATTTCAGAAGAAGTTCGGACTCCCTCCAACTCGTGGCCAGAAGTCCCAAGCCGCCTGTGAAAAATATCGACAAGTCCAGTTAAAGCGCTACGCTGATAAGAATGAATGAAGAAATAAACACCATAACCGTCACCGTAACTCCAGATTCGGCTGATGAGATAAAACAACACCATCGAGCCGCTATGGATTCTATGGGTCAGTCGGTTTCCCACGTATCTCAGGCGGGTCTACTTCTGGTAAAGGAACGCGAGGCGCGAAGGGGAAGCTTTGCCGCATGGGTTGAAGAAGCCCTGCCATTCACCAGAAAGACCGCATATACCTATATGAAGATTGGCGTGGCGGTGGAGGCTGGAGAGCTGGATCTTGAAAGCCTAACGTCTATTCGTCAGGCCCTAAAGTTGCTTCCCGGGGAATCAACTCCCACCACGAGAACGCGAGACAAAAGGTTCGATAGCATTCCGAATCTCTGCCTAAAGATCGAGCAGGCGTTCAATGACGCGATTTCCTCCAGACCGGTAGAATCATGGAGTCAGGACGAAAAGGACACCCTCGTTCGATCCTTGAACAGCGTGATTGGCTTGAGAGATCAAATCAGCAGCTAATTTGGTTGAAGAGACGGCGAGAGCCGCTTGGAAGCCCGCCGACAGGCGACCGCCTTGGAAGTGGGCGGAGACTAATTTTAGGGTCGCGGTTTCTCCATTCCCCGGCATGTGGCGTTCCGACAACTCACCTTGGGTTCGAGAATTCATGGAAGACTTCGCCGATAATAAGTTGCGGAGCATATCGGTTATGTGTTCCGCTCAATCAGCGAAGACCGAAACCATGCTGGCGTTACTCGCGTGGTTGATCGCCGAAGATCCCGGTCCCACGATGTGGGTCACGGCGAATGAGGATGAGGCCCTCAAGTTTTGCACCGAGCGCTTAATGCCAAGCCTTAGAAACTGCCCATTGGTCGCGAAAAAGATCCCAAAGAGCGTTAGATTGGCCAAAGCGAGGGAAATATTCTTCCCCGGCATGGCGCTTGAGGTGCTAGGGGCGAATGCTCCATCCAAGCTTCAGTCGAAGCCACGACGCTGGTTACTGCTGGATGAGGTGAGGAACTGGCCCCCCGGCGCGTTGCCCATGGTTCTCAAGAGAACCCGAACCTTCTGGAACGCGAGACAATGCATAATCTCCACTCCCGGCTCCCAACATGATCACGTTCACCAGAACTTCCTTTCCGGAGATCAAAGAGAATGGCAAGTCAAATGCCCAAAATGCAAAAAGGATCATAAATTGGATTGGGAGTTCATGCGATGGGACTCAAATGAAAAGACCAAGCCAAAGGGGCGCTATGACTTCGATAACTTGTCTCGCACGATTCGCATGGAATGCCCCGACTGCGGATACCAAACCAAGGATACGCCAAGTGAGCGACGTCGATTGACCAAGGGTAGGTGGGTGGCGCAGAATCCCGGATGCCCCTCCAATCGCAGATCGTATACGTGGAACGCCATTCTCCCCACTTGGGTTCCTTGGAAAGAGCTCGTGGAAGAGTTTCTTTCGGCAAAGAAAGCCTTGAGCTGGGGCGACCCGGAACCACTTAAAACTTTTATAACGGAATCTCTCGGACAGCCGTGGGAGGACAGGCTTAAGTATGGCGATAAAGATTACTTGTATGATAGACGAGAAGATTACGAGCTTCTGGAAGCGTGGGGCGAGGAAGATAGAAGATTCTTGGCGGTAGACGTTCAGTTGGATCATTTATATTACGTATGCCGAGCGTTTGGCAAAAACGGATCAAGCAGACTGATTGACAATGGAAAGATCTTCGACTTCGACGAACTCAAGGAAAAGATACGCCAATTGAACGTCGACGCCGACGACGTATGCATCGACTCGGGATATAAGGCGTCGGCCGTATACAATGAAGTAACCAAGTCCGATTATACGTGGAAGCCATTCAAGGGGGATGACTCAAAGTTTTATATGGTGGATGGCGTTCGCCAAATATGGAAAGACGTGCTCATAGACCCGGCGATAGGCACGGCCTTGCAGGGGAGCGTGCGACCACTACGGTTATTCCATTTCAGCAATCCAGCCGTAAAGGATTTGCTGACCGAATATATTCAGGGCATAGGACCGGTATGGACGTTGCCCAGCAATATCTCAAAAGACTATGAAAGCCAAATGAAAGCGGAGCATCGAGATGAGGTCGTCAACGCTTATGGGGAGATCACGTATAAGTGGGTGAATAAGCCCCGAAGACCTAATCACTACTGGGATTGCGAGTGTATGCTGACTGTCGCCGGCCTCGTAACCGAGTGTCTCGGCTTGGGCGCTTAACGACCGAATATTCTCTTAATTCCCGAGCCGACCAAGCTGGACGCCTTATGACCAAGCCCAGCTTTGCCTAATCCCGGAACCTTATCCACTTTCCTGAGATTCGACTGAACCGCGCTTCCGAAGCGACCGGCGGAACTTTGGCCCTTCCAGCCCTTGACCCTTTTAGCCATTCCCGCCTTTTGATCAGCGCTTCCTTTGAAGCCTTCCGCGGCTTTATCAAATCTACCGGCTCTGGAATCGTATGCCGATTTCGCAACGAGCGCACCCGTGCCGACCGTGGCGACGCCCGCTCCCAGCTTGGCACCCTTCTTCAAAACTCCATCTTGTTGCTGTGGAGCGTAAAACTCGATAAGCTCACGGGTGCGGGCAGACATCCTTGAATACTTTCCGCCTCCCTTGTCGCTCGGAAGACTCTTTGAGGATGGAAGATCAGCGTGATGGGTGTCTTTTAGCCTATAATTCTGATCTTGCATCAGCTTTTTCATTCTCAGCCTATTATGCGCCAAGGTGCGCTCATAGGTATTCACTCCCGAACCAGAACCTCTCACCTTCTTCTTTCCGCGTTTGGCACCGTGCCGCGCATGGCGAATAGCATGGTCACGAATCCCAAATTCCTCCATCTCCTCCGCGAGTCTTTCGCCTCGGAACTGGATAACCTGATCTAAATCCGCATCTAGTTGTATGATGCGCGCGGCAATTTCTCGTTCAGTCGTCATAACAATAAATTGATGTCAACCGTGCCATCTCCCCCTGAGGGCAACCTTGATGGCCCCCAATGAAAGCTTGCGAATGGCGCTTTTGGCTTCCTTCGTCGTGTTGTGCGGAGTCTTTGGCGAGTTTCTCCATGCTTTCACCAGCCCTCGCTGGGCATCTTTATCGAGACTCGAAAATGGCTTCGCGTCGTCCATGATGGGCTTCGGGACGTTCGCGCCGCGATGAGACCTATCGTGAAGGGGGGTGTTGGGACGATCCTTTGGACCTCGCTTCTGGCGACGAGTCTGAACCTTCTTTGACGGCAGCGTTTCCTTGCCTGTCACCCGCGGGTGACGCGGGTTTTTGGTCTTCTCGACCATGGGTAATCCGCTCTCTATTTTGCCAGCCATACGGCTGTCACGCGCCATTCGCCTAGTTTGTTTAAGGGTTTTGCCGGGCAAGCTTTGTCCCGCTTCCTTTTTTGTCTTAAGCGCGGCCCTACTGATATCCTCCGTGGTGGGATTTGGATTTTTTGAAATCGTAACGTTCGGACCATGCCTATGCTGGTCCTTCGCTCGCTTGATCACGTTCTTATGCGCCTGTTCATTTTCTTGAGCCGCAGATTGGCGAACGGCCTTTACCCTAGCCTTATCCAGCATGGCTTTCGTATCTGGATCGGGAGTTTTTCTATTTTGCGTAGCCCGCCGCGCACGCGCTTTGCCCGCATCCTCGCGGACGTTTTCGCTTTCAATCGCTTTTTTCTTCTTCTCACTCCTCTTCTTATTCTTCTTTCGCGTACGCGCGCCCTTACGAGCCGCCTTGCTCCTCTTGGGATCGGCGAACTCCATTAGCCGTTCAAACGACGCGAAGCTGACTGAAAATTCCTTTATCCTCTTGTGGAGGCACGTACCTCTCGCCCTGCATATAGCCGTGGTCTCCTTGTTCTCACAGGTAGTGCACGTTTTGAACGTGGGATTTTCTGGAAGTGGCTCTACGTTTTGCATTACATAGAACGCGATATGTCAACTGCCCTCGTGTAGCCTAGTCAGGATCTCGTCCACCGTATCCTTAAGCCTGACTTCGGCTTCCGCGGGGGTTAGACCTATTACTATGGGGGCGAGCTTCGACGGCATGGCGAGTAATATCGTCTTCGCTTCCATTATCATTTCCCCCACCCATCGCTTGACGTCGTCATTGGATGAGAAGTCTCCCTTTTTGGCGTTCAGCTCGAACTCCAATTTATCGCACATGAGCTGGAGTTGCCTGATCTTTAGCTCATGCAAGCTCGGCTCATCTATTATATTGGTCTTTTTATTCGCCCTGCACCAAACGTGAAGGGCGTGAACGTCCCATCTTCCGTTCGCTAGTGACTTGGGGAAGCCGGGTTCCTTCCTCCATCGCTGTATCGTCTTGCGATCGACCTTGAATATCGTCGCCAGCTCCGTCTGATTCTTCGCGAAGCGAGGCAGATTCTCCACTCCCATCGAGAGAACTTCATCCGTCAGCACTTGGTGAGCCCGGGTCAAGTCTTCATCCGACACGGTTTCGCCATCCTCCATTTTCTGAAGGATATCTTTCGCCCATTTTATAGACATATTTCTAGTTATGTATAAAATAAGATATAAGTCAGCTCAAAAAAAAGTAAGGAATACGCGCTTTTATTAAAAAATCGAGTTATGCATATTATGCATACGTATGCGCGCCGCCTTTCTGCGAACCACTCTGGGAGGCTGATAGACAGTGGCTCACAGCGTCTTGGCTTGCACTTTGTCCTAAAATGTCGATAATGGATTCTATCGTTTGGGGGTGGTCTACCCCCACGACGTTCACGTTATGCGCAAGGCGCGTGACGTGGGCGAGGCTTCGCCGCTGGCAAGCGGAGACGCGCAACGTACGTGGGAGCGTACGTGCGCCGCCACCGACCACACGCCACACCTTTCGCGCCCTATGGGCGCACCCACCTTTCCACGCAAGTGCGTGGTCTGTTCCAATAACAATCCGCTCGTGCATAACGCGCGAGCAAACCTTCTCCAGCCCGCGAGGGTTGGGGCGGATGTTAAAGGCATCCATGCGCGGCAACGCGCTAAACGTACACGAAAATGAATGAAGCAACAAAACATGCCTACGCGCTAATCGTGCGAATGATCGAATCCATCATGTCCTCCGTGGGCGTAGACGGCTGCGCGCTCCCCTACGGGAGCTTCACCGATCGCAACCTCGCAATCGCCCACGGGGGCAAGCCCGCGAGCGCGAAGTCCAAAAATGGTCATCGTGCGGAGCGAATCTTCTTCGCGAAGACGGGTACGCCCCTGTTCGGCAACGCCGAATACGAGGTCTCGAAATTCGTCGTTACGGCGATCATCGGCTCGAAGGCGCACGGACGCGCCGGCGCATTGGACGAGATGGCTGACCTCGCTGACCCACGCGTGGAAACGCGCGAGGAAGTTGCAACGCTGACAGCCACCATCACGGACGCGCCTGACGCGCCTGTGAATTCGGGCGAGAGCGTCGCAATCCTCGCCAACGCGGCTGCGGGAATCTACCGCTACCATACGAGCAAGGGTCTCTCGCTCGACGCGCGCATCGTTGGCACGAAGTTGAGCGTTCGCGAGCTTGGCTCGCTTGCCCGCGCCATCGGCGTCCACGTTTAAGCGCCAACCCTCCAACGAAGCACGAACGAAAGGCGTGCTTCCGATTAACGCCCGTAAGGCGTCCACGATTAAATGGAGAAACCTTGGGTTCGTGTTGATGTTCCAGCCCGCTTTATAGGTGCAGCAGTGCCTTCGCGTATAAGCGTAAACTGCCACATAGTCACATGGAAAATACAGCAAACACAATACGCCGGCGGATTGCCGGATCTCTCGCCGAGCAGAAATTCGGCACCCCCGTGAAATTCGGCGTGAAATTCGCGTCGGAGGTCGCCCGTCGACGGGCTTCGCAATCCCACCGCAAAACGGTGGGGGCGTTCAACGCTACCTGTGATTGGTTTCGGGCGAATCAGCCCGTCGCCGATCCCGGCACCGTAGGGTGCCTGTTCACCGCCAACAACACGAGGAGCAACGGCACGCTCTTCATAGCGGAGAACACGGTGTACACCACGCCTCGCACGATCGTCGTGTGGAGGAAGAGCGAACCCCAACCGCTGGGGTGGGACAATCTCACGTTCGATGAGGACGGTGAGGTCGAAACGAGAACGCCCGCGGAGGGAGTCCTCTCCCGTAGAGACGAGCTTGGGATGGCGGAACGCCTCCAAGACGAGGTCATGCGTATACTTGCGAAGGTTGAACGCAAGATGGTTGGAAACGATTATATCGGCAATGGCAATCTTTGCCACGCCGCGGTGAAAGCCGATCGTTCCAAGGCGAAGGCAAAGGCGATGGAGAGCGCCTGCAGGGAAATCGTCGAAGCGACCAGCGATGAGGATTTCGACTCCTCCGCTCCGCGTGCGATGAAGGAGCTGGCACGTACATCGCTACCGTGCTCACGGGATCGCAAGGAGCGTAACATGCTCAAGCGCCTCCGCATGTCGTTGTCGAAACGATGAGCGCTTGCAGTAACTGCTCCCTCGATGACGGGAGCACGGCTTTGGATTGGTCGGAGATGGGTTGCCACTACGATGGTGTTGAGGAGACCAGCGGTAATCGCCCATCGGACGCCGACATCCAAGACGTCGTCGAGACCCAGCTGCGAATGTCACGCCGAGTGGGATGGGACAACGGTAACGACTTCCGCGCACTAGCGAAGGGTCACGAGGAAATGGAGGATGTTCACCTGCGGTATTACCCCGGATGGAAGCGGTGTGACTTCCAGCGCGTAGTAGACGCATTGGAATCCGCGCAATGAGCGCGCAACCTCCGGGTTGGTGCGGCGGTCCCGACGGAGGGACGCCGTTCGAGGACTACGACGACGCCCTTCGCGCAGGTGAGGAGGTATTGCCTTGCGACGCAAGCGCAAGTATGAGCGGCACGGAGTTCGTTCCGGATCTCGTCACCGTGCTACCCGCGCGGAATTGGCGAGCGATAGGAGCGCATCCCAGACCGTATCCCGGCTTCACGGTTGAGAAATCCCTCGCATTGGAGAACCCATGCAGCGGATACGACTTTGACGGATTAGTGACGCCGTCATCGCTCGGGCAGAAGGACGCCAAAGGGGAGTTCTTCGACCCCTCCTTCGTCAATGGACCAAATCACGGGATCACGTTTCTCGGAAGCGTGGCGGGCAGTGAGGCGACGGGGATCGCTTCTCCGCAATTGGGGATGGTCTCCCCGTGGTTCATCGCGTGTGATACATTCAAGACACACGTTTTCAGGAGACCTCACATCGTCAAATTCTACGGGAAGGAGGAGTACGGCATCGAAGGGTGCCTATCCATCCCGGACGAGAAGTTCGAGGTGTTGCGCCACACGAAGGTGGATATCGAGTACCTCGACGAAGACGGGGAACTCCGCAAAATGTTGGTAAAACGGAACGCCCTCCTCGCGAGGGTGATTCAACACGAGTTCGACCACCTCTGTGGCGTGCTCATTTCACGAGGACACAAGGTATGAATGAGGAAGATGTAGTCGCCCTTTGGGCGCGCAACAAGTATCCGGAGGCATGGAATTTGCCAATGGATATCGAAACGGGATTCGGCTGGGACGTACGGGATCGCGTACGGAAGCCGAAGCCCGACAAACGGGCGAAAGCCAACACGAAGGGGCGCAAGCCCTACGATGCGCGGATAATTCGCGCACATAAAATGAGAGGAATAGTATGAAAACATATATACCATATATCTACGACGGCACGGAAGTTCCGAATCCGTCGTTCTTCGATCACGCACCCAGCGTGCTTCCCGCACGCTTCAAGAAACGGATTCAAAATAAGTTCGATTACCGTTGCACGAAGGACTTCGACGCCCGCGCCATCCTTGGCTACGCTCCGGGCGTAGGCACGGCGTTCTGGAAGAACAATCCTGACGGCACGCTGTGCGAAATCAAAATCCACGAGCAGATCCTTAATACGGTCAGCTCGTTCGGAGTCGGCGGTGCCGTACACTCCGGGATCGGAACTCCAGCCAACGAAAGGGACTTCATGAACCAAATCACGAAGCCGGGTCTCTTGGGCGTGCGCACCTGCGAACATGAAGGATTCCACGAGATGCTCACGACGTGGGACATTCAGCGCTTCATGAACACCGATCCCAAGGCGGGCGGATATGGATCAGCGGACGCCAATCGTCTGGAAGACGCTCGTATTGAGGATCTCGGTCGCCAGAAACGCCCCGGCAAGCCGTGGCTCAATCGAGATGGTCACGAATACACCGTTCCAGCCAAGGGTGACGGTGGGACTTACGGCATTCGCAAGTTCGACTGGTGGATGTGGACGGCGTTGAACGTGACGTCACCTCGGGCGATGCTCATGTCGTTCATCACCGCCGAACAAATAAAGCCCATCATGGATAAGTTGATCCACGTGTTCCAATTCGTTCACTCGAAAAACACGACCATATTGGGGAATCCCGACGTCGACCCGACATGGATCACGCCCGCCGGTCATCATACCGGATATCGGGACATCTGGCGCTTCTATAAACGAGCGACCAATGCGAAGGTGATTAAGACGTCGCATGATCTGCATCCCATCCTCTGCGAGTTCAACGAATGGTATCCAGCCCGCGAGGAAGAGAAAGGCGGAGGAGGAGGCGACGGCAAATGTGGCGGTCGTTTCGGGGACATCGAGGCGAAGGCGAAGGAAATGGGCATTGAAGTCCATTCTGGAAAATCCGAAGAACCCGAACCCGAACCCAAGGGAGAGACGGAGAAGGAGCAAGTCCACGATAACCAAGGCGAGAAGGAATCCGAGGCGACAAGGGCTAAGGACATGTCGGAACACATATCCGAAGCGGAACTGGAACCCTGCAGGGAACAGGCGGTCGACCCAAGGGGTGACTATGAGAACGATGGGAAAATCTACCCGAAGACATACTTCAAAAGGGTAGTGAATGCGACCACGATTAAGGCGCATTTCAACATGTCAGCGACGCGCGCGTTGCTGGATATAAAATAGGAACACGAAAATGATTAAGATTCGAACGAGTAAAGACGCGGAGTTCAGAACTCTGAAAATATATATCGGATGGGGGCGTACGCGCCTTCGTTTGGTCTTCGTGGTCGGAAGACGACAATTGACTAGCGATGAGATCCGCTTCGAGCTGGGATGGAATCGACCTCGTCCCATAGCGCGCCCGGAGGGCAGGGCGGAGTTCTGCTTCGTCACGATGGATCGTGACGTTTGGGCAATGAACACTCACAGATGAATACGGAGGAACAGGTATGAAGAAATGGGAATACAAGAAAGCCCTCTTGGAAGCGGGGGTGGAAATGAACCGCCTTCGTAAAGAGGTCATCCAGCTCAGGGCGCGCTGTTGGGATGAAAGCGCGGCAGTCAGGAACAGAATATTCGATTCTCGACACGGGCTCAACCGCGAAGGGGAGGAACAACAATCCTTCGCTGGGGAAACCCACGTCGCCGAAACGTTGCGCCACGACGTCATAGCCGAGCTGGATCGGCGGATCGCACAGCTTGAGGAGGACGAAAGTGTTTTTCAGAAACGCCTACGCGCTCTTGAAGTTCACCGTGACAGGATACTCCACGAGATGGGCGTCGCCCAGCATGATTTGGATAAGTTGAACATCAGAGTAACGACAATAATGAAGGAAGTGATTCCGAAGTTGAAGGCAATGCCGACACACACGCGCGCCTCCAACGCAAAAAAAGGGAAATAAATAATGGAAGTACAAATACCGGTTGAATCGTTTCGAGCCGCTCTCAAAGAGGATCTCGACAACATCAAGGACATCGGTGAGAAACTCGCCGATACCACCGCTCGGACAAAAAGCGGATTCGAGGAAATCGCCAAGGATATAGCCGTCTTAAGCGCATCCCATGCCGTTATCGTAACCGATTTGGCAGGTGGCGGTGGCGGTGGAGGAGAGGTGGATACCGATGCCATCGCCGCCGCGATCGTCAAGGAGGCGAAGGCAAGCGGGGTGGTGCTTGGCGCGTGCCTTGCCGTATTGACCAAGAAGGGGCGAGGAACTAAGCTCGAAAAGGCTTGCGCGGACCTAATACCGCCAGGTTCCACCTTTCTGTGCCTTCTCTTCGAGGGCGGAAAGGGTTCTGGCAAAACATACCAGCTCACGCGTTGGTTGGCGAAGATATACGGAGAAGAAAACGTCTTCCGAACGGATTGCGACAGCACGTTGCGCACTCCCGACATGCGTGGGCATCCTTGCCCCGAAGGAGACGGAACGCCGGCGTTGGGTTGGATTGATAAGACGGCATCTCAGGTGTTTCGTCACATCAACAAAAATCGCGTACCCACGGCATGGATGCTGGATGAGTTGCTCGCCCTTCGCGAGGATACCATGAACTCGTTCAAATCCATGCTGTCACCGACGGATTACGATACCGGCGATGGGCTTGAGCCTCACTACCGCCTTGAAACTGGCAAGCCAATTGGGGCTACCGGTCACAAGACGTCTGAGGTTCTATACATTCCCGCGCGTCTGCTGGCAATCGCCGGCACCACCAATCGGGGATCTCGCTACTTCATCAATGAGATGGATGAGGCGATGGAGAGTAGATGGAGGATCGTCACCATCGAGTGCACGGAAGGCGATATCGCGAAGATATTCGCAATCAAATGCATGGAGCATCAAGCTCGATACGGATTGGAATGGTCGGCGATGGAAGTGGAGATGATGTGCCACTTCGCCAAGCGATTCTTCGTCCACGCCTTGAAGGCATCGAGGAAGAACGAGCTGAAGACGTATCCATCGAATCGGGAGTTTAGCAATCTCCTCAATCCTTGCACGAAAGAACCGCGTGATTTTCTCGTGGCGTTCGAGAGCAAGGCGTCGAACCATCTATACGATGCTCATCGCTACTGCTCGAAGGATGGGAACGGGACGCCGATTAAGCAACACGTCCAGAATCTGAAGAACGTATTGAAGGCGGTGAAGGATGAGTGCATCGCGAAAGCCGACGAACTCGCGCTCGACGCGCCCCAAAAGGACGGATGGAAAGAGTCCCTGTCGAGGATCGGATAATGCCGGCGGGATTCTGGGACGCGAACGGACCATGGGTGGATGAGAATATCCAGCGCTTCCAAAAGGCGCTTTGCTCGAACGAAGAAGAGTTCGACAACTCATGGTCCGCGCCGAATCTCGACGTTCGAGCAATATGCCATCTCGACATGCAGGGATACCTGAGCGGTCCAGCGACTCGATCGCGTGGGGCTTCCGTATACGTGGTATTCGATACGTCCGGATCAATGGGAGGCAACCACATGGAGGACGGTTGCGCCATAATGGCGATATTCAACGCCCTAGCGCGAAAGAAGATCATTGATTTTCACTTCGTGGCGACGGGATATACTCGCCGGCTGGGAGAGAAGTATAATTGCTGGTATAACAAAGGTATACCGCTAGAAGATTGGTGCTGGGAATCCATAGACGCTTGGCATGGGACGGAGGGAATCTCCCAATCCATGACCAAGACGAAAGCCGCCTTATTGAAGGCGGATCTCGCGTTTGCATACACCGATGCGTGCATTTGCGACGTGGACCTCAAGCCTTCGCTATGGAGGGATAGCGGGAAGACCGTAACTGGTCTCTATAGCGGGAGTGAAGCACAAGAAAAGCATATGAAGGAATATTTCGACGACGTAATCGCGCGTCCAAATAAAGAAGAACTGGCGGAGGCGGTATTACACCTCATCCGCGCAAAACAAAAAGGATAACATAATGAATAACAATGCAAAAATACGCGCACTCTATGAGGGTGCTGAAAGAGAAACGACGACGTCCCAAGGCGAACAAACGCTTATTTGGGAAGAGGAACTCCAGCGGGAGCTTTCCGGCGAGGAACGCGAGGCCTACGAAGGATGGCTGGAGTCGCTTGATGATCGCGAGGATGAAGTCCTAGCGGAGCAAGAGGCTCTCTACGCTCGCGAATTACTGACGGGGGTGCCATCATGATGGTCGAAATTGAGTACCACAAGGACGACTACGTTAAGTGCGTCCCGACCGATGGCAAACTCCATCCCGAAGTTTATCAGAGGCGAAAACTCAGCCTCGTAATCATCGCGGAT